ACAGTGTGTTTCCTCTTTGGGTTGAAATTAGATGTCAGTCGGGCCGATCGGGATGCGCTTGCCAGGCGCGGTCGGCGGCGGCGGGACAACCGGAGCCCCGTCTTCTTTTTTGCGTTTCGGCCACGGGATCAGCGGATCAAATGCGCCCATCGCTGCCCTCACTGCACGGTTGCCGGCATAGCGGCGGTGAAGGTGACGCTGTTCGACATAAAACCGTCCAAGGCACTGACGACCCCGTCGATGTTGTTGGCACGGCGCGCCACCACCATGGCGCCGAGCATCCTGCCCATGTCGCGGATAGTCGCCTGCAGGGTTTCGCGCTCCTGCAGCAGGTCCGATACCGCTTCCTCCATCGTGTCGTAGTCGGGCATCTCTCTTTGCCCGTACGCCTCCGCGATGCGGACGGACCAGTGCTTCTTCTCAGTCATGTTTTTCCTTCTTCTCTTGGGTTGGAGTGGTTGTTAAAGCGGTTCGAACCAGGTGATCAGGCAGCCCTTCACGATCACGCTGCACAGGCGGTATTGATCGTCCACGCGCCGGCTGTTAAAGCCCTTGGCCTCGGTGATCAGGAGCCGGGCGGCCTGGCCGTCGACGTGGAGCGTCGGCAGCTCGCCCTGCAGGTGTACGGCGGCCGGCGGATGGCCACTGTTGCGGAGCCAGCGCGACGCATCGTTCAGCGCCGCCAGGCGTTCAACGAAGGTGGCGTTGAATACCTTCGGCTGGGCCTCGGCGGCGGCCGCCGGCAAGTTGGCGATCGCAGGCACGCTGTTCGGGCGCAGCGGGACAATTTCGGCGCTTCGTACTTGGGTACTCATTGCTGCTGCCCTCCTTTTTTGCAGTTGTTTTGGCACTGTTGGCATGCCCTCCAGTGGCTCATCTTTGTTGGGTGGTGTGTCGGTGCCCGTTGGGTCGCGTACTCCACGCACCTGGCGATCGCCAGTTCCTCGCGCAGGTACGGGCACTCGACCACCAGGACCGGCTCCAGCACCGCGATTGCTCGCGTGGCGATCTTCTCGGTGTTGCCGGGGTAGGTCCCCGACAACACCAGGCTGACCGTGGTGCGGGAGTAGCCAAGGCGGTCGGCTAGCGACTGCCTGGTGGTGCGGTCGGCCTCCTGGCGCATCAAGGCGAGCCAGCGCGGCTCAGAGGTCGTCGTCATGCTGCGGTTCCTCCTGCCAGACGACCTTGCCCAGGTTCGGGTCGTAGACCGATTTGGTCCGCTGGATCATCGGCGGGCGCGGGCCGGTGTACTTACCCGGCGCGAGGCGGTAGCGGGCCTGCACCGCGCCCTTGCCGATCCCCCGGCTGCGCGCCTCCGCGACCACCACCAGGTAACCCGCGCCCTTGAGCGCGCCGATGTAGGTCTTGGCGGTCTCCTCGGACACGCTGACGCCGGACGCCTTGGCGTGCGCCGCCAGCTCGGTCGTGTTGAACTCGCCGACGATCCGCATCGAGCGCCACATCGCCTCGGTGCCCATGCCCTGGGTGACCGGTTTGCCGTCGCGGGTCAGGCGCGGCGCCTCGATCCCGTTGTCGCGGATCAGGGTCCACTTCGAGCTGGTCTGGATGGTGACGCCTTGGCCTTTCTCGCAAGAGAGGTAGCCGCCGCGCTCCAGCGACACCAGGTAGGTGTACAGCGTGTCGTCCTCGACCTTCGCTTTACGAGCGATCTGACAGCAGGTGAAAGCCCCCGCGTGCTTGCGAATCGCTTCCCAGGCACGTTGGCGAGAGCCTTTACCTCCTACCATCTCCATCTGCGCAGGGCGGCGGTTGCCGGTGCGCTTCTCGTTCTGTTGCTGTTCCATGTGCCGCTCCCCTTACACCATCCGACGCTTCGGGGCGTCACCGGTGTACAGGTCGAGGTCGCCCCACTTGGCCAGCGTCATCTCGGACTCGGCCTTGAGCATCGCCTCCTCGTGGATGCGGGTGAGGTTCACGCAGACCCGGCGGATGGAGCCGTGCGCCAGTTCGACCACGCGGGCCAGCAGGTCGTCGGCGATCACCACGTCCGGGCAGTAGATCGGGGCCAGCTTGCGGGCGTCGTCCATCGACGCCGGCAGCGCCGGAATCCATGCCAGGACACGGCTGTGCATGCGCTCCCAGCGCTTGAGCTTCTGCGGCACCTGTTCTTCGCCCACCAGGATCAGGGTGCCCTGGCTGCCTTCGTAGATGTCGCGCACCAGCTCGACCATGCCGTCCTTCTTGAGGCAGTGGTCGAATTCGTCCAGGATCAGCGGGCGGTTGGACGAAGCGAGCTGCTCGCAGACCATGTCGAGCATCGTCGGGATGGTCCCGGCCGGCTTGATGCCCATTTCGAAGAGGACCTTCTCCAGCAGGGTCTTGCGGTTCCAGGCGCTCATCATCTGCACGTAATAGCCGCGCATCGAGTTGGCCAGGGCCGAGCAGGCGATGGTCTTGCCGCGACCCGCCTCGCCGTAGATCACGCCGATTCCGGGCAGCCCGTTCACGCGGGACTGCAGCTTTTCCGCCGCGACCGTCACCAGGTCGAGGTTGGAGATGTTGGCCACACGATTGACCGGTTGATTCATTGTCGTCATACTTTCGGTTCTTTCTTTTCTGATGTGCCCCGTGGCGCGGGGTACGTTGGTTAAGCCGTCTTACGTTGAAAAGCTCGGAATTCGGCGGTCGCCTGATAGGTGTGCCGCCATTTTTTTTGTTTCTCGCTGTCTAAGTCCTCCTCCCTCAAGTTGTTCAGTCGTTGCCACTCGGTGAACCGCTCCTGCGCGGTGGCAGGGATCGTCCATTCGTTCAGGTCCGGCATCGGGTCGATCAGGGCCGCCTGCACCGGCGGCGCGACCGGGATCACCTCGACCACCTGGGCGAGGCGCGCGCGCTCGGCCAGCTGGCTGACGCTCATGCTCATGAAGCCCGGGATGCTGACCGTGTCGGACTGCTCGATCGCCGGGGTGCCGCGACGCTCCGCGTGAGCCTCGTCCAGCTTCACCTCGAGGCGCCGCACTTTGCCGTCCAGGCGCTTGTCGCGGGCTTGCTCGATGACCGGCTTCGGCATGTAAGGGCGCATGTTCCCGTTCAGCTCGGCGGTGCAGATGAACCGACCCTCCGCCGTGTAGACCCACACCTTCTCGGCGTCGTGGATGTCGTAGCCGACCCGCAACTGGTCGCCGTGGAACTCCTCCAGCGCGCGCGAGAAGTAGCGGTTGCTGAACAGGTTGATCTCGCCGCGCTGCACGGTGCGCAGCACCTGGGGCCGGAACAGCGGCCGGGCCTCGTCGTCGGTGACCACGAAGGAGGCGAAACCGGCATCCTCCGCGCGCTTCCACGCTTCGTTCGGGGTCATGTGGCGGCGTCGGCCCGTGCCCGGGTCCTCGATCTTCGGCAGCGAACGGTGCGGACGGTTGTTGTACTCGGCCACCTTTTCCGCGCAAAACGCGACGAACGCTTCCCAGCCAAGCAGCGGCATCGCGACCGCTTCGGCGCTCGGCCTCTTTTTAATCGCCTGGCGCGATAGCTTGTGAACGACCTGCTTCGCCTGGCGGTCCATGTCGCGGCCCATAAACCCCGGCAGCTCCTTGGCCGCGTTGACCCAGATGGTCTGGTGCAGCTTTTCGATCACGCCGCGCGCCTGGCTGTTGTAGGGCAGGCTGTTGATCATCTCGGTCCCCAGCCGCGACATCAGGCCGACCCCGATGTCGGTCATCAGATCGTTTTTGTATCCCGATCCGTTGTCGACGTAGAAAATCGCTGGGATGCCGGCCGTCAGCGCGGCCGCCCGAAGGGCGTCCAGCACCGCGAACCCGCTCTCGGCCAGGTCGAGCGACCAGCCGACCACCTTGCGGGTGGCGATGTCGATGACCGATGTGATCTCCGGGCGGAACGGGCGACCGTGCATCGGGTGCTGCACCTCGGCGTCGAAGGTGTGCCCGTCTGCGCTATAAATGTCACTCGGCAGCAGATTGGCGAAGTCGCGCCGGATGAACGGCTTGAGGCTCTTGATCTCGCGGTCGCCCATGCGGCCCATCTGCAGGGTGACGTTGCCGACTTTGGCCAGGAAGCGGCGCACCTGCCAGACGCTTGGCGCCGCGGCTTTGGCGCTGTCGTCCAGCGCTTTCACGAACTGGCGGTAGGCGTGCTCGACGGTCGGCTTTTCGGGGCGCTGGTAGTACTCCAGGAACGCCTTCGCCCAGGGCGGCACGCTCATGTCGGCTTCGCGCGTCTTCGGCGCCAGCATTCCGGCGCGCTGATACTCGACGAAGCGCAGCACGCTTCGTTCGGACGGCAGGCCGTCAGGGCTCGGCCGGCCACGTCCGTCGCGGGCCAGCTTGAGCATGGCCGTCAGCTGCTCGCCGGCCTCGCCGTTGCGCGCCAGTTCGATCAGCACGCGGGCCGCCTTCTTCAGTGGGTAGCCGAAGCGAGCCATCAGGGTGTCGAGCGCCAGCAGCACGCCCTTGCGGGCATCGGTTTGCACGGATTGATCGGCCGATGGAATGAGCGGCAGCTGGTCTTCCGGCCGGAGCGCCAGGCGGCTTGCCGGCATCGTCGCGACCAGTGCTTGCGCGGCCTTCGCCTGGATCGCAGCCATGACCTCGGCCGGTGGCGCGTATTCCCGGCGGGTTCCGCCGACACCCTTAACTTCGATGTAGGCCCAGCCCTCGCGCTCGGCCTTTACGCGAACAGCCGCTTTCGTGGTGGGAATGCCAGGAAGGCATAGGTCCGCGAGCTCGGCGGCGTAGTAGTGGGACTTGACGACGCTGTTGCTCACGCCGCGCTCCCGAAGAGGTCCAACTCGGGAGCAGACGATTTCATAACATTGCTTCGTTGATACGCGAGCTGCACCAGGGTGTTGGTCAAAGCGGAGACTGTCTCCTCGGCTGAGTCGCCATGCTCATAGAACCTGACCATGAGCGCCATCGCATCGGCGAACGCTCCCTGCACCTGGGCGAGCTCGAGCACCCCCGCCTTTTTCCCGGCTGGTATGGCGATTACAACCCTGTCGCCACGGGCCATGCAGAGATACTCGCTGATGTACGACACGCCGCAGAACATCTCAAACTGACGGATTCGATTGAGAGGCATTGACGTGTCGGAGAGCCAGCGATAAAGCGTCTTTGCCTCTACTCCCATCAGATCCGCCAAGACCTTGACCGGCCGGCGATGCTCACCCGCATAGTCGATGCACAATTCCATCGCCTCGGAGAGGCTGGAAGGATGTAGCGACTTCCATCGTTTGGTTCCCATTGTTGCTTTTTCCTTACCGAGAATTAATGACGTATCGATTAAGTGGTTGCTTGCTTATCATTCAACCAACTCAACAGTACGAAGTGCCGGTCGAGCAGAAGCAGATAGAGCGGGTGTCAAAACTGGCGTAAAATTGCGTCTCGCATAACGCTCTGGCCAGATGCTTTCTGGTGCGACCCCGATTGCATCGGCGATGATGCGCTCCGCCTTGAGGTAGGGGCGGTCGAGAGCGGATTTAAGCGTAAAAGGACTCAATCCACTCTGAACGGAGAGCGCGCGAAGCGACCACCCCGCCTTGTGGATTGCCGCCACTACGTCGGCTCTATGCCAGTCAGTAGGGGCGGTTTTTTTTGAACTAGTGAATACACTCATTTGCGGTGCCTCTTGGTTAGGTTCATGAGTGGATTCTAGTGGATTGAAAGCGGATCGTCAAAGCCATTTTTTGTCAATCCACTTAAAAATCCTCTTAGATGATCGACAGATTGCGCTAACTCATTGTTTTTCATTAGGAATTACCCGAGAAGATTCCGCGTGAAAAGTGATGGACGGACAATCCTCTTTAACGATGGAGAGCGGATAGTGGATAAGCTACTCAGCCTGCAAGAAATTGCAGAGCGCAAATTGCCTGGATTGCCGACGACCAAGGCGGCCATCCGGGCTGTTGCCAAGCGTGAGAACTGGTACTTCGAAGAGAAGACCGGCATCGGAGGTACCCGCCGCGTCTATGAGGTGCCAATGCAATACCTGGGAGAGGCGAGCAGTGGAGCTCAGATGTATTCAGCTGCCGAAATCGCAGCGATGCGCCTTGAAGGCCTGCCCACCACGAAGGCGAGCGTGATTGACCGGGCTACACGCGAACAATGGCTATTCGAGGAGAGGAAGGGCCTTGGCGGCACCAGGCGCGTCTATGAAATCCCTGCTCGCTATCTACCTGGGGCCGCGCCCGGAGGCGAAGGGGTAGCTGAGCCTAAGCGAAACGGGACTGTCATCGGCACGGTGGCCGCCGGCTCATCTAAGGTGAACCCGGTACTCCTGGACCTTGCGATCCGTGCCCTGACTGAATGGGAGCAGGAGCGACACTTTAAAGTCGCAGATGACCGCAGATCAGCCGTCATTGCGATCCTGTATGACTACCTACAGGAAGATGGGGAGGACGCCATGGATGTTGTATTGCGCGCGCTCGGATAGAATTTGATGGTTTTTGATGGACGACGTCGTCTAGACTTCGTGATTTTGCGTGGAAAGTTTCATGGAACAACGAGCAGCGAGCAAGATTAGCGTACTAAAACGCCTATTGGACAAGTCCACCTCCCTTGGCTGCTCTGCTTGGACTACCTGGCGCTCAAGGGCTGAGTGCGGCGAGTCGTCGAACGACCCGTCATTCACGGCGCCGCCAGTCGCGGTGCCAAAAGTAAGGCAACCTCGTGCCAAAAAGCGCGCAAGACCGGCCGGAATCGGCCCATTCCTGCGCAGTTGGTGCCAAAACGTCGTGACGTGTAAAAAAGGGACTTTCGCCCGTCGTTACTGGGGTTCTGCGGGTTTTGTACCCTGCGGCCCCGGTGTCAAAACGCTCACTCCCCCACAGCGACTCCGCCAGCTTCCCCTCTCTCCCATCCGGGAATAGCCTCCCCGCACTGCATGTCGACAGTAGGGTAGTGATCCAAGGAACGCACTTACTGCTCCGAATCAATCTGAGTGTTGCCAAGTCTC